GCCCGGCATGATGTAATTAAAAACTGAAAAACCGCATAAACACAGGGCTGTAGCCTGTCATCAGCCCTGCCTAATAGCCGAAAGTGCACGAAAAGTGCACAAGAAAAAATCCTCTCGTAGAAATACGGGAGGACTTTTTTTATTTGGCAAGAAGATCATCGAACCGCTGGGCCGTTTCCTGGGCCAGGGATTTGGTGATGTGCAGATATATCTGTCTGGTGGTTGCGTCGTCGCTGTGGCCCAGGCGCTTCATAATGTTCACCAGATCCACGCCGGCCTCCGCCAAAAGGCTGGCATGGGTGTGACGGAACAGGTGCGGGTGGATCCGGATGGGCAGGGGCGGGTCCATGAGCTTCTGCAGACGGTCGATGCGCAGCTGGACAAGCCGCTGGGTGAGTGGGTACCCGGGGTGCGCCGGGGCAGTGAACACAAACCCTTGACGGCTGCCTTTCGGGTAGGGCCATTCGTGGCCATAGTCCAGCCGGTGTTTGGAGGCTTCCAACTTATAGCTGGTCAGGACCTTCTTCAGATGCTGCGGCATGGAGACCACCCGGACGGACGTCACTGTCTTGGGCGGCAGCAGCTCGTAGCTACAGGCGTTGTTCGTCGGGTTGTACAGTGTCTTGGACACCTTGAGGGCGTTCCCCGCGAAGTCCACGTCCTCCCAGGTAAGGGCCAGGGCTTCTCCGATACGCAGGCCGGTATAAGACAGCAGGACGAACAGAGGGTAATCAGGGTACAGGCCTTTTTCCATAGCTGCCTGCAGGAACGCCTGCAGCTGGGCTTTTTCCAGGTACGGAGGTACGTTCTTGTCTGGGTCCACGATCGTGCGCTTGGGGCGGGGGACTACTGCAAACTCCGTCGGATCCGTGTAAATGAGCTCATATTCCCTGGCCTTTTTGAAGATCATCCTGGCCGCAGCGTGGACCCCGCTGATGGTAGCCGGCTTGTACGTGGCAGCCATGGTCAGCAAAGCATCCTGGTAGGCTTTTTTCTTGATGAATTGCAGCGACAGCTTGCCAAAATACCGGTTCAGGATGCCCACCTGGTGCCTCCGTATCCGTACGCTGCTCACCTTGGCCACCTGCTCATAAGTGGCCAGCCAGTCGGCTGCGAACTTACTGAAGGTGACCCGTTCCGGCTCCACATATTCGTTCCGGCGCAGGGCCCGCAGGGCTTCTTCTGCGGCCATCCGGGCGTCCCTGGCCCGGGGAAAGCCGGCTTTCTCGCGCTGCTTCCTGCGGCCCGTCACCGGGTCTCGGCCCACGTCGATACGATAGGCCCAGGTGCCGGAAGGCTTCTTATAAATATGCATGGCGTTCCTCCTTTTAAACGATTTCGAACGATTCCAAAACCAGCAAGAACGCTTTTCGTTTCAAACGATTTCGAACGAAAAATTCGATTCTGACACGATTAGAACTTCCGCCGCAGCTCTACCACCTTGCCGATGATCCGGATGGGGATGTCCTGGATTTGCTCCCTGGTATAAAAATGGGGGCTGTACACGCCGACGTTATGACCAATCAACGTCAGCCCGTCCGGCCCCTCTTTGACTTCTTTCACCGTGGCCTCGTCCCCATCGACTAACACGATTGCGATTTCTCCGTTCTCCACCTCCGACTGCTGCCTGACAATCACCACATCCCCCTCGTGGAGCGTTGGCTCCATGCTTCGCCCCTTGACCTGCAACGCAAAGTAGGTGCCGCTCTTGGCCATCTGGGCGGGAATCTCTTCGTAATCGATAATATCCGTGATGGCCTCCAGCGGGATGCCCGCCACCACACGGCCAAGCACCGGGATACGGACGCCACGGGCTTCATGAGGGTCCGGTTCGCTCCAACCCATAAGGACCGCAGGAGTAATATTCAATGCCTTAGCGAGAGACACAATTACATTTCTTCTCATGTTAGCTATTTCACCAGATTCCCATCTGGAAATAGTCCCTTCACTTACTCCAACTTTTTCCGCAAGCTCTTTCATGGTCATACCAAGTTCTAACCTTTTAGATTTGATAATATCCTTTACCGGTTTCACGCCGACCACTCCTTTTAATTGATATCTATATTATATTGTTGCCCTTGCGTTTTTGCAATACGGGAATGCAAAAAAAGCGAAAAACTTGCAAAAACGTATTGCAATAAGAAATATGGTGTGCTATCATAATCTTGCGGAAACGCAAGAAACCAAAAGGAGGTGAGCATCTTGTTTGACAGGGAACTTTTCAAGTATGCTGTTGGAAAGAGAAAGAAAACGCTTGAAAGCGTTGCCTCTCACATCGGCATCAATCCCACGACTTTGTATCGAAAAATGAGCGGCATCAGCGATTTCAATCGCAAAGAAATCCAGGAGATTAAGGAGTATCTTGCTCTGGATGATGAAGAATCTAACCGTATTTTTTTTGCTTGATAACTTGCGGAAACGCAAGAAAAAGCTGAAAGGAGGGATTTCCATGCTGGAAGATTTCCTAAAAGACTACGATTCCCTGAAACACAGGGTGGAAGTCCTTGAAATGGCAAAAGCCCAGGAAGAGGACGACCCCTGCAGAGACCTGCCGGAAGTGCTCAAAGTCGAGGACGTGATGAAGTTCTTGGGCATTGGGAAGAGCACAGCCTATGAGTTCATGGGCCGGTACGGCTTCCGGTTTGGCAAAACAGTCCGGATCACCCGTCGCCAGCTGCGCAGCGGGATGAACGAACAACAAAGGAGAAGAGAAACATGAATGAAATCCTGAATATCAGAGGGGGACTGATGAAACCTATTACAATTACGATTCTAGCCATCTTGGTTGCGCTGACGTTGGCCTTCATGCCCGCGCCTGCTACCACCGTCCACGTCGTCCGGTACATCCCGGCAGGCGGGACGGTGTGGGGTGCGGTTGAATCAGCAATGGCCGAGACCGGAAGGTATGACCCGGGACGACTTTGGCCGATGGCTGGGTTACCAGTCCAAAACGGAGGGGATAACAATGGATAAAGGCAAAGAGCTGGCACGGCTGCGCGCCCTCGACACAGCGCAAAAGACTCAGGTCTTGAGAAAGCTGGAATCCGCACTGGCAGCGGCTGACGTATATGCGGTTTTAAGCTTTGAGCCGCATACAGAAACTGTCCACATTAAGCGATACAGCCAAAAACCGGAGATTGTAGTCAACGTCCATATGGACAACGCTGCAGCCATGCTCTACGACATCTTTAAACAGGCTGGCCCAGAGCTGGTAGCGGAGGCATGACCATGGACAAGGAAAGGAGAGAGGTGAAGCAATGATAATCCGTACTAGTACTATTGCCGCATTGTTCGCGGTATTCGCCGCGTTTACGGTGCTCTTTGAAGTCTGTCCGGCCCCGGCGCCAAAGACGCGCGTTGAGGCGACTTACACGGTCCAGGAAGGCGACACGCTGTGGGGAATTGCTGAACAATATTGCGGTGACACGTACATCTTAGAGTACATCGAAGACCTGAAGGGCATCAATCCAGGTCTGACCTCCAATATCCAGTCGGGCAAGCGTATCCGCATCGTGTACTACGTAAAAGGAGCTAAATGATGGAAAAGCCTTTCAATTATGAGCGTATGGTATGGCACCCCATCAAGGAGGAAGGACTTCCGGCGGCTGGCGCAGACGTTTTGATTACTGCAATCACAAGGCGCGGTACGGTCCAGGTGTTTCGCGCCGCATGGAATGCCGAGATGGGCCTGTGGCAGGGGGGGGTTATAAGGCAAAAGTGCTAGCTTGGATGCCGTTTCCGGATCCGTATGTAGGTCTCCAAAACGTTGAAGGGAGGTGAACTAAATGAAGATTGACGAGGCAATCAGGACATGGAGCAAGAGCGGGTGGAAAGGGCGACTATGCCGACGTGCGAACATCAATAGTAACGGACGCATGTGCGTATACTTCACTGCCACTCCTGACGAAATCGGAGCAACCGACTTCGTGTTGCACAGGCTCGGAAAACCGCAAATCCCAGGATTGTACTTTGAATATTACGTTAGCCTTATGGCCGACGACTGGGTTATCAAGAATAAATAAAGAGGTAGCACAGATGAACGCACTACCGTTAATCGAAACCACGGATCCGGAGCTCGGGTATATGTGGTGCTGCCCGAGATGCCACATGATGGTCGACCCATCCCTAGGCAAGCTCTGTCCGCATTGTGGTCAGGAATTCGACCAGGACACGCACCACAGCATCTACAAAGAGCGTAAGGACTTTCGGGTCCGCTGGAACACATAAAAAAAAAAAGACCACGCAAAACGCGCGGTCCGAAAACATTACCAACTTTATTGTATCAACAAATCTTAATCCAAACAAGGAGGAATTCAAATGGAACCCATCAACATCAAAGTAACTCTGACCTGTGATGACACCATCACACAGCTCGTCGACGCAGTTTGCAAAGTACTCTACAGCGATTTCAAGCTGGACAAGGACCAAGCCGCTATACCTACTGCAGCGCCCGCACAAAACATTCCCGCCGCGCCCGCCCCTCAAGTGATTAACTCGACACCGGTAGCCCCGACGCTAGCCGCACCTGCTGCCCCTGCCCCAGTAGTCCCGACCGCCCCCGCCAAACAGTACAGCCTGGAAGACCTGCTGACTGCCGCCGGACCGCTTATAGACCAAGGAAAAACCAATGAACTTATCGCCCTTACGAAAAAGTATGGCGCGCAGAGCTTCAACGAAATTCCGGTGGATAAATACGGCGCGGTGGCCGTCGATCTGAGGGCGCTGGGGGCCAAATTATGACTACCCACGCGCTCTTAAGCGCGTCAAGCGCCGCCCGGTGGCTGCACTGCACGGCAGCACCTAACCTTGAGAAGACCTTCCCGGACACGACGAGCGAATACGCCAAGGAAGGAACGCTTGCCCATGCGATATGCGAGCTGAAACTCCGGAAATACGCGATTGAGCCCATGGCTAAAAGCACTTTTACCCGGAGGCTCAACAAGCTTAAAAAAGACCCTCTGTACCAAAAAGAAATGGACGGATATACGGACGATTACCTGGACCGTATCAAAGAAATCGTCCTTTCCTACCCACATCTGCCCCACGTAGTCGCAGAGTACATGGTCGACTTCTCGAAATGGGTGCCGGGCGGCTTCGGTACGGCAGACTGTATCATCCTGGGCGGCGATACCCTTAACGTCATTGACTTTAAGTATGGGAAGGGCGTAGAAGTCGACGCCCATGAGAACCCGCAGATGCGGCTGTACGCCTTGGGCGCCGCCGAGAAATACAGGCTCTTATGGGCCATTAAAACCGTCCGTATGACCATCATCCAACCGCGTATCAACAACTACAGCACGGACGAAATGAGTTACACTGACCTCTTAAAATGGGGTGACGAAGTAGTCAAGCCCAAGGCCGAAACGGCAGCCGGCGACACCGGAACGTTTGCGCCCGGGGACTGGTGCCGATTCTGCCGCGCCAAAAAGCAATGCAGGGCCCGGTCCGAACATTATGCGGCTCTGACAGCGTATGCAAAGGCGCATCCGGATCCGCGACTTATGTCCATGTCTGACCTTTCGAGATACCTCGAAGCCGCTAAACTGGTCAAGGCTTGGGCGGAAGACCTGCAGGAATATGGCCTGTCCTGCGTCCTGGAAGGCAAAGAAGTACCAGGGTGGAAGGCAGTGGAAGGACGCAGCAGTCGGTCGTTTACCGACCAAGACGCTGCATTTAAGGTCCTTATGGACCATGGCACCGATGAGGCCATGCTCTATAACCGTGTACCGCTCACCTTAGCACAAACCGAAAAACTTATCGGTAAGAACCAGTTTGCCGAATTAGTCGGCAGCTATGTGGAAAAGAAGCCGGGCAAACCGACGCTTGTCCCGGAATCTGACAAACGTCAAGCCATCAGCAGTGCGCTGACAGCAAATAATGTATTCAAGAAATTGGAGGAATCGAAATGAAAGATACTCAAGTAGTATTGACCAACGTAAGACTGTCTTTTGTTCACTTGTTAAAACCGTATGCAGCGGTTCCAGGGGCCGAAGAAAAATATTCCGTAACCATGCTGCTTCAGAAAACCGATACGGCAACGAAGGCAAAACTGGATGCCGCTATTGAAGCCGCCAAAAACTGGGGCCGCGAGAAGAAATGGGGCGGTGTTGTTCCACCTATCTGCCCAACTCCCATCCACGATGGAGACGGTGTAAAGCAGGACGGCACGGCTTTTGGCCCTGAATGCAAAGGCATGTGGGTCATGACTGCATCAAGCAAGGCAGACCAACCTGTAGAAATCGTCGACCGTCAGCTTAATAAGATCTTAAGCCCGACGGAGATTTATTCCGGAATGTATGCCAACGTTGCCATCAACGTCTATCCGTACCTTTACGCGGCGAAAAAAGGTATTGGTTTCGGTTTGGGCCCGGTTCAAAAAGTCGCTGACGGTGAAAGTTTCGGTGGGTCCGCCCCGACCGCTGCAAGCGTCTTTACCGCTCTAGGTGATGCCCCACAGCCGGCCGCGGCCGCCCCTAAGATCAATCCTTTAACTGGGCAGCCGATGTAACGCGGGGGCCCGAAAGGGCCTCCTATTTTAATTTTATCTGCTGAGCCCTATTCTGGACTGAGAGAAAGGAGATACCATGAAAGACCTGTCCGTAGATATCGAGACGTTCTCGGACCAGAATATCGGACGTACGGGACTATACCGGTACTGCGACACGCCTGCCTTTGAAATCATGCTCTTCGCTTATTCAGCTGATTTCGGCCCGGTGAACGTTGTGGATCTCGCCTTTGGCGAATCCATTCCGTCTGACATCATCGCGGCGCTGAAAGACCCTGCCGTCACTAAGCACGCGTATAACGCGGCTTTCGAGATAACCTGCCTTAACCGTGCCGGTTACGAGACGCCGCCCGATCAATGGCTGGACACCATGCTCATGGGCGTGTACCTCGGGTATCCCGCGGGACTTGCCAAACTGGGCACGGTCCTGGGCCTGCCAGAAGACAAGAAGAAGATGTCCGAAGGCAAGGCGCTGATTCGTTTCTTTTGTTCCCCCTGTCGTCCGACAAAATCCAACGGGGGACGGACACGAAACCTTCCACGGCACGACCTTGAGAAGTGGGATATCTTCAAGCGCTACAACGGGCAGGACGTGGTTACGGAGATGGAGGACTACAAACGCCTGAAGGCATTTCCGCTGCCCGCTGAGGTGCAGAACGACTGGGTACTCGACTATGAGTTAAATCTCCGTGGTATCCAGGTCGACACAGACCTTGTCAGAGGCGCGCTGCAGATCAATGAGGAAAATCGGGAAATCCTGATGACACGCTCCCGAAAGTTGACTGGGCTAGAGACCCCAGGAAGCCGCGCGCAGCTGCTGCCATGGTTGCACGACCAGGGAGCCGAGCTGAAAGACCTGACGAAGGAAACGGTCAGCAAAGCACTTAAAACCGCAGAAGGTCCGGTAAGGGAAGTTCTGGACATTCAGCAACAACTTGCCAAAGCCTCCGTCAGTAAATACGAGGCCCTGGAACGGGCGACCTGCCATGACGGACGCATCCGTGGAACGCTCCAGTACTATGGAGCCGGACGAACAGGCCGATGGGCTGGCCGCCTTGTCCAGGTGCAGAACCTCCCGCATGACGTGCCGACCGCAATTGACACAGCCCGCGCCATCGTCAAAAAGGGCGATCGAAAAGGCTTGAAATTACTGTACGGAAACGTCCCCAATATATTAAGCGAACTTATCCGCAGCGCGTTCATCGCGAAGGCCGGCTGCCGGTTTGTGGTGGCCGACTTTTCAGCGATAGAGGCCCGCGTCCTTGCTTGGCTTGCCGAGGAACAGTGGCGTATGAAGGTATTCGAGGAAGGCGGCGACATCTACTGCGCGTCAGCATCCGCCATGTTCAAGGTCCCCGTGGTCAAGCATGGAATCAACGGTCATTTACGGCAAAAAGGCAAGATCGCAGAACTGGCACTGGGCTACGGCGGCGGACCTAACGCGCTCATCGCCATGGGCGCGCTCAAGATGGGACTTACGGAAGATGAGCTGCCGGATATCGTCAGCAAATGGCGCAGTTCCAACACGCAAATCAAAAACTACTGGTACCGCGTGGAAAACGCCGCGATTGACGCCATGGAGAAAGCGACGCCGCAGGATATCGGCCATGGAATGTATTTTTCCCGAGAAGCCAACTTGCAATACGGATATGATTATCTGACGGTCCGACTGCCCAGCGGTCGGAAGCTTTACTATCCGCAGCCGATACTCGGGCCGAACCGGTTCGGCGGTCTGGAAATCAAGTATAAGACCTGGGTCGGAACGAGATGGATCTATAACGGTACCTACTCGGGAAAGCTCGTAGAGAATATTACGCAAGCCGTTGCCAGGGACTGCCTGGCTACGGCTATTCGGAGGCTGGCCGAACAGGGATACAAGCCCCTAATGCACATTCACGATGAAGTTGTCCTGGAAGTACCGGAAGCAGATCTGCACGATGACGAGCTGGGCCGCGTCGTCGGTATCATGTGCGCACCGATTCCCTGGGCACCGGGTCTTCTGCTCAATGCGGACGGGTTTGTGAGTCCGTATTATAAAAAGGATTAAAGATGACACCTAACGATAAACGGCTGTTGGCCTCTGCAAAAGCCATCAGCGACCACTGTCGGGAAAGCGACTGTGATAACTGCATATTCAGCGCAGGGCTTCACTACTGCGCATTACTTGACGCGGTGTTGCCTAAATTTTGGGACCTTCCCGACATTCCGGGGGAGACAAGAGGTATAAAAAATGGCACTACACAACTTTCAGATTAGCTCGGATTACGTAGCACACAAGCAAGTACAGAAAACAGCTGCATCCGACATCATTCATCATCCCGGTCATTACACCTGGCGGGACTGCGGCGAAAGCATGGACATCATCGCCGCCTTCATTAAAAACCAAGAAGACCCGGTCTTAGCATTCTGCGAAGGCAACATCCTGAAATACCTTTATCGGTATCCCCGCAAGAATGGGGTACAAGACCTGAAAAAACTGGCGGAATACGCAGACATCGCCGCGAGACACCTTGAAAGTGTGAAGCGGGAAAATGGATAATCGTGCGACACACATCATAAAAATCTTTTTTGAAAGAAAGGAGGTGACCCGTCTTGCAGTATGACCGCTTAATCAAGATCAGCATCGGCGAGAGCCGGAACAGCCTGAACTGGCGTCAAACGGACTTAATGTGGTCGGACTTCGTAGGAAGGCTCAGAAACCCTCTCAGAACGCCGGAAAAGTTTGATGAGTATATTCATATGCCCAAAAGTCAACAGGGCACCTTAAAAGACGTCGGCGGTTTCGTGGGCGGCACTTTAAACGGTACCCGCAGGAAGGCTTCCGCTGTGACCGGCAGGGACCTGGTCACCCTTGACATGGACAACATCGCGACCGGTGAGACGGATAACGTGGTCCGCCGCGTCGGGAGCCTGGGAATCGCCTACGCCATCTACAGCACCCGCAGCCATGCGCCATATCGGCCGCGGTTGCGCGTCATCCTGCCACTTGACAGGACGGTCAGCGCGGACGAATACGAGCCGATTGCCCGCCGGATGGCGGCCATCATCGGCATCGAACTGTGCGACCCGACGACCTTTGAGGCATCGCGCCTCATGTACTGGCCATCCTGCAGCAGCGACAGCCAGTACGTCTTTGCTACCGACGATAAGCCTTTTACCAGCGCGGACGGCATCCTGGGCCAATACGAAAACTGGCGGGACGTCAGGCTATGGCCGACCGTCCCTGGAAAGGAGCTACAGGCAAAAATCGCACTATCAAAACAGGCCGACCCTACGACAAAACCCGGCATAGTAGGCGCCTTTTGCCGTGTGTACAACATCAAGGGAGCGCTTGATAAATATCTCCCAAACGCCTATGCAGAAACGGACCACGAAGACCGCCTCACGTATGCAGGCGGTACAACGGTTGCAGGCGCAGTACTGTACGACGGCGGTAAATTCCTGTACAGTCACCATGCGACCGATCCGTGCTGCGACCAGCTTGTCAATGCGTTCGACCTGGTCCGCATCCATGTATTCAGCGACCGGGACAAAGGCGTGAAACCGGAAACCCCGATCAACAAGCTGCCCAGCTACCAAGCTATGAAGCACATGGCCATGGAAGACCAGGGTGTCCTGGTGGAGCTCAACCGCACACAGGCCGAGGAAGTCAAAAACATTTTTCACGACATGGGTGCCTCGCCCGAACCCGCTGCTGCAGCACAGCAGGGAGAATCGCAGCAGGATGCCGACGTCAACTGGGTGCTCACCGCGAAACTGGAGATGGACACCAACACCGGTCGGCCGAAAAAGACCATGGACAACATCATCCGCATCCTAAACTATGATCCGGAGCTTAAGGGAAAGGTTGCCATCGACGAATTCTCCACCCGGGGCCTGGCCCTGGGAAAACTTCCATGGTCAACTGTAGCCGATAAGCGCTTATGGACGGACACGGACGATGCCGGAATCAACTGGTACCTCGAGGCCCGCTTCGGCATCACCGGCCGTGACAAGATATCGGGAGCACTGATGCTCGTGAGTGAGCAGCACCACTTCAACGACGTCAAGGAGTACCTGGACAGTCTTAGCTGGGACGGCGTCCCACGCCTTGCAACGGTACTTACCGACTATTTGGGCGCAGAGGACAGTGAGTACGTCCGGGCTGTCGCCAGGAAAGGCTTTGCTGCGGCTGTAGCCCGTGTAGAAACACCGGGATGCAAGTATGACTATGTGCCGGTCTTCGTCGGCCCCCAGGGAATCGGCAAAACAACCTTCCTCAAGACCATGGGCATGGATTGGTACAGCGATAGCCTCCAGAGCTTCAAGGGCAAGGAGGCCGCTGAGATGATCCAAGGAATATGGATAAACGAGATCGGCGAAATGACAGGCTACAACAAAAGCGAGGACGACGTCATCAAGCAGTTTTTGTCACGCTGCGATGACATATACCGGCAGCCGTATGGCCGGCACACAGGGAAATATCCGCGGAAGGGTGTGTTTTTTGGCACCTGCAACAATCACGACTTTCTAAAGGACCCGACGGGGAGCCGGCGCTTTTGGCCGGTGGACGTCGGCATCAGGGCGCCTAAAAAGGACATCTGGCGTGAGCTGCCAGGAGACGTCGATCAGTTATGGGCCGAAGCCGTGCAGCTGTGGAAGAACGGGGAACCACTTTATATGGATACCCCGGAGCTTGACATGATGGCCAAGCAGGCACAGGCACAACACCGGGAGGACAGCGTGAAGGAAGGCCTTATTCAGGACTTCGTGGAAAAGGAAATCCCATTGAACTATAACGCCATGAGCCTTACGGCCCGGAGGATGTACTGGGCCGGAAATGTAGCCGATGAGGATGTTGAAACCTGTCCCCGTGAGAAGGTCTGTGCTTTAGAGGTTTGGTGCGAGTGTTTTGGTGGCGACCCGAAGAATCTCCGGCGGAGCGATGCAGCTGAAATCAATCAAATTTTATCCACGATACCTGGTTGGGAACGGATGAAAAGTCCGAGACGATATGGATATTGCGGAAATCAAAGAGGGTTCGAAAGGATAAAATTATGAATAAATTCACAAGCTTGAAACGACTACAACACTTTGAATAGTACGGATACATATGACTACAAACTTTTCGAAAGTAGCAAGCTCTTGTAGCCATTCAAACACACATGGATACCGGGTTTATGCTATATGGCTACAATGACTACATACTTTTAAAGAGTTTATTAAATATAAGATTTTATACGTATAATATCCTTTACGCCCTTACTTTTGAGTAAATATATAAATCTTTGTAGTCATTGTAGTCAGAGAATATTATTTATGCAAAGAAGGTGTATGAATGTACAGACTGGAAAAAGCTATTGAAAAACGTCTAGTTAAAGGCGTAAACGCTCTGGGCGGAAGAGCCTATAAGTGGCTTTCCCCAGGAAACGTCGGTGTGCCGGACCGTATCGTGATATGGCCCGGTGGCCATATAGATTTTATTGAACTTAAGACCAAAACAGGACACTTGAGTCGGATGCAATACGCACAGATCTTGCGGTTGGATAAACTGGGGTGTGTGGTCAGCATCCTATATGGTGACGAGGATGTCGACCGTTACCTCGCAGGCGCTAAACAAATATTAAAGGCCGGTGACAAGTCATGAGGTTTCAACCGCATCCATATCAACAGTACTGTATCGATCGCATCGTCAGAGATTCCGCGGTCGGCCTGTTTTTAGACATGGGCCTTGGAAAGACGGCCATAACCCTGTCAGCAGTCAGCGAACTTAAATACGGCCGGTTCCAGATTCGGAAGGTTTTGATCATTGCCCCTAAAAAGGTGGCCGAGGCGACATGGCAGCGGGAAGCGGCAAAATGGGAGAACCTGCGGCATCTGCGCTTTTCCACCGTTTTAGGCAGCACTCAGAAGCGGATTAAGGCCCTTTTGACGCCGGCGGATATTTACATCATCAACCGGGAAAACGTGACCTGGCTTGTGGATTACTATCAGAACAACTGGCCTTTTGACATGGTCGTCATCGACGAATCGTCGAGCTTCAAGAATCACGCGGCCAAAAGGTTCAAGTCCTTGAAGTCCATCCGGCCACGTATCAGCCGGATTGTGGAGCTGACCGGGACGCCGTCACCGAATGGGCTGATGGACCTGTGGAGCCAGCTTTATTTACTGGATGGCGGTCAGAGGCTGGGGAAGTATTACACGCACTTCCGGGACCGGTACTTCGACCCCGGGAGACGGGGCAGAGATGTTATCTACCAATACGACCCCAAGGAGGGAGCTGCGGATGCTGTCCTGTCCAAGATTTCGGATATATGCATCTCCATGAAAGCATCCGACTACCTGCAGCTGCCGGACTGCATCGTCCACGATATTCCGGTGGAATTGG